AGCTATGACTAATAGTACTTATGAAGATATAGGTAATATTTATACAAGAATAGCAGGTCAAGGCCGTGTAATGGCTATAGATTTAAATTCATTAGCTGCTAGAGGTATGAATGCTGCCGCTACATTAGGTAAGCAAATGGGTTATACTGAAGCAGAAATTAGAGATATGGTTTCTAAAGGAAAAATAAGTTTTGAACAATTCTCTACTGCTATGAATAAAGCATTTGGTGAACATGCTAAAGAGGCTAATAAAACATTAGAGGGTGTTCTTTCAAATATTAAAGCAGCCTTAGCTAAAATCGGTGCAGATTTCTTTGGTCCATTAATTCAAGAAGAAGGTCCTTTAGTTAAATTCTTAAATTCAGTTAGAACAAGAATTAATGAGGTTAGAAAATCTTTAAGTCCAGTAATTAAAGAAATAACAGATAGAATAAACAAATTTATAACAGCAATAGATGAAGCATTTGTTAAGTTTAATCCATTGAGTTATGGTCCATTACAAGATATTAAAAATAAAATAAAAAATATAAAAAAAATAATGGATAGTGTAACTTCTCCATTAAAAGATGCGGCTAATGCTGTAAATGCAGCAGGTGAAGCTTTAAAAGATTATGAAACATTAGCTAATGAAATTATTCATGGAGATTGGGGTAATCAACCAGTAAGAGAAAAGAAATTAACAGAAGCTGGTTATAATTATGCTCATGCACAAAATTTAGTTAATGAAAAATTAGGTTGTAGTGTAAGATTACAAGATGATTATGTAGAAGCTACTGCTGAATCATCAATAACAACTGAAGAATTTGTAGCAAATTTAGAAAATTTAACAGATGAACAATTAAGAAGTTATGGACTTACAGAAGACCAAGTTGATGCTTTACATGAATTAAAGAAAATGGCAGAAAAGACAGGCATACCACTTAAAGAATTAATTGGTATATTATCAGATGACAATGCAGAATTTAACACTAGATTTTTAATATTCAATTCTTTAAAAAATATAGGTCAATCATTATTAACTATAATTACTTCTATAGGTAAAGCATTTGGAGAAGTATTCTTTGGTAATATAGATAATAAATCTTTATTTGATTTAGTTGCAGGAATGCATAAATTTACACAAATTATAAAAGAATTTGTTACAAAAAATGCTCCTGGTTTAACTAATACATTTAAAGGTATATTTTCTATTATTCACATAGTTGTTAAACTTATAACTGGTGTATTTAAAGCTGGTATGAGTATACTTAATACTATATTAGGTGTATTTAATATTAGTATATTAGATTTAACTGGTAATATAGGTTCATTTATAAATAAAGTAGATGATTTAATTACATCTAATGATGGTTTAATTGGTGGACTAAAAGCAGTTTTAGACTGGATCAATAAATATATAGTAATTGCCGTAGAATGGATAAGAACTAATGAAACAATAAGATCAGTATTCAATAATATAAAACAAGTATTTGTTAATATTGGTAAAGGTTTCAAAGATTGGATAAAAGGTTTAAAAGAAACAGAAGATGTTCCAAAATATTTATTCGAAGGTTTTGCTAATGGAATAAATAAAGTAAAAGATGGTATACTTAACTTATTTATTAATTTAGGTAATGCTATAATTAATGTATTTAAAAAGGTACTTGGTATACATTCACCTTCAACTGTATTTTTCTCTATAGGTGGATTTATTATAGCAGGTTTAGTTAAAGGTTTAAAAGCTGGTATTGGAGGAGTATTTACTTTATTCAAAACATTTGGCACTAATATAATTAAAATATTTAAATCTATATTTGGTATACATTCACCTTCAGTAGTTATGTACGTCTTAGGTGGATTTATCATAACAGGTTTAATTAATGGTATATTAGATGGTATTTCTACAGGTAAATGGGATGTATTTAATGGCTTTACAGAATTATTAGAATTTTGTAAGAAAATATTAACAAATTGGATACCTGATATAGTTAAAGGTGTAGGCAATGTATTTGAATCTATATTTAATACAATAGCTAATTGGCAACCTAAAATTAGTGATTTAGTTGTAGGTGGTATAGTTTTATTATTTGCTAAAGTAACATCATCATTTGCTAAAACAGTATCAGGTGCAATACAAGGTTTTGGAAATGTAATGTCTTCATTATCTGTAGCATTAGGACAATTTACAACTACTTTAAGAAAAGTTGATGCTAAATTAATGGCTGATACTGTAAAATCATTAGCAACATCAGTATTAATGTTAGCAGTAGCTCTATTAGTAATATCTAAAGTAGATAGTGACAAATTAGGTCAAGCATCAGCAGTTGTTGCTGCATTAATGTTAGTAATAGTAGGTATTTATGCTTTTGTTACTTGGATGTCAAATAAAATTGGTACTGGTGCTAATCCATTATCAGCTACTAATGTTTTAGCCGCTGTAGCATTAATGTTTGTGCTTTCAAAAATGTTAAAAACATTAGCAAATACTTTAATAACTATGTCTTCAGTAGAAGATATGAATAAAGTATGGCAAGCAACAGGAGCTTTATTTGTAACATTATTAGGAGTAGTGTTATTAGCAGTAGCTATGATACCTTTAGCAAGAGGTGTAAGTTGGAAACCATTACTTGCATTCTTTGCAGGTATCACTTTAATATTATTAGCATTCAAAAGTGTAGTTAAGACATTTGCCGGTTTAGATGAAAAACAATTAGAAAATGTGAGAACAGGTTTAATAGCATTGGTAGGTGTTATTACTATATTTGCATTAATGGTTGTTGCAATTAGTTGGGTATTAGCATCTCTTAATAATGGTAATGTAGGAACTGGACTATTAGGTATGGCAGCGTTAATGGGTTCTATATCATTGTTATTATTTAGTATGAGTAATACTGTAAAGACATTAGGCAATATGGATACAGCAGCATTAGTTAAAGGTATAACAGCAGTATCATATTTAACTGGTTTAATAACAGGCCTTATGTTAATGATGGCTGTATGTTCAATTATATCATCATATGGTAAAGGTGGTAATTTAGCTAAATCATTTGGCTCAGTATCTTTATTGTTATTAGCAATGGCTGCTTCTGTAAAAATATTAGCATCTGTCGATGATAAAGATATGCAAAAGGCTTTAAGTGCTTTAACTGGAATAACAGTATTGTTAGCATTATTAGTTGCTGCAACTAATATAGCAACTAAAAATGATGTTAAAGGTGCTGCTTTATTAATATCTGCATTATCAGCATTTTTAATAACAATGGCTGGTGTAGCAGCAGTATTTGGTTTACTAAGTTGGGAAGCAATACGTAAAGGATTAGTAGCATTAACTGTAATGATCGGTATATTAGCTAAATTATTAAAATCTATGTCAACTATAAGCAATAATGCTAGGGGTACTATATGGGCATTGATTAGTCTTTTAGTTGTAATGGGTGTTTTATTTGCTATTATAGCTAATATGGAGACTACAGCATTAATTAAAGCTGTTGGCAGTTTAGGCATTTTATTAGGTGCCTTAATTGTAGTAATCAAAACATTATCTAAAATAGATTTCAACACTAAAGCTATTACAAATTTAGCAAAAGGTTTATTAGCTATGTTTGTAGTCATTGGTCTTTTAGCAGCTCTTATAGGAGTATTATATTTAGCAAAAGATTTAAATAATGTTTTAGAGATCTGTGCAGGATTATCAATGCTAATGGCTGCACTAGGTTTAGTATTAGTTGAATGTGCTATAGCTGGAATGTTTAGTTTTCCTTCAATCATAACTGGATTATTAGGTTTATTAGGTGTAGTTGGTATATTAGCATTAGTTATATTAGAATTAAATAATATGATAACTGATTTAGGTAAAGTAATAGCAGGAGCAATGGTTTTATCTAAATTTATGGAAAGTTTAGGTAAGATGTTAATAATAGTTGCTACATTTGGACCACTAGCATTAGTAGGCGATGTTGCATTAGCAGCATTATTAGGATTATTAGTTACATTTATGAGTATAGCTACTATATTAGGAGCATTAGGTGATTTAAAGATTGTTATATTAGCTGGCTTATATGTAATGGAATTAATATCTGAAAAGCTAGGAGATATAATTGGTGCATTTATTGCAGCTCTTGCTGGAAAGGTAGCAGATTCTGTTGAACATGTTGGTACAAAATTAGAAGCTTTTGGTAATAGCTTAAAAAATTTCGGCAATA